CAGCAGAACAAATCCAAGCGAACTGGGAAGAATTTAATTCTAATATTAGAACCTATATTGAGGGAGATCGTAAATATAAATTACTTGATTTTTATAAAAAATATGAAGAGCGTATTATCTTAATGCCTGCTGCTCATAAAAAAGAGTACCATAATGCATTCCCAGGTGGGTATGTAGAACACGTAAACAGAGTAGTTCGTTGTGCCTTAAAACAATATGAACTATGGAAAGAAGAAGGGGCAGATATGTCTACCTTTACCTTGGAGGAACTAGTTTTCTCTGCTATTAATCATGACCTTGGTAAGATGGGGGATGAAGACAATGAATCTTACATCCCCCAGACTGACCAATGGAGAAAGGATAAATTGGGAGAGGATTATATGTTTAATAAGAAGGTGCCTTTTGCCTCTGTTCCTGATCGTGGTTTATTTCTACTTCAGTCTCATGGGATTCAATATACATTTAATGAAATGTTAGCTATCCAGACACATGATGGTTTGTATGATGAAGCAAATAAAAAATATCTATTTGCCTTTATGCCAGAACAAAAACCTCGTACCTGCCTTCCATTTATTTTACATCAGGCAGATTTAATGTCTGTTCGTATAGAATTTGAACGAGAATGGTTACCTAAACTAAAAGGGGAAGATAGCGTGGAGCCCCAAAAGAAAAATTATACATTAAACAAGAAAACTAGTTCAAAATCAAAGGCACTTAATACAATATCAAGTCCAGGATTAAAGAATATGTTAGACAGTTTATGATATTAGAAATTATAATAGGAGTATTAGGGTTGTTAGTCGTTATCTTAGGGTATACGACTTTTAACCTTTTACAAAAAAATGAGAAAGCAGAGGACATCATTATTTCTCAAAACATGTTTATTACAAAATTCACTGAACAAATAAATAATTCCCAAAAACGTTTAGAAGAAATAGATGAAAAAGGAGTATTTCAAGGTGATGATGAAATTGGTTGGTTTTTTAATGAAATAAAAATAATTCAAAATGATCTTTCACGATTTAAAATCGACGAATAACAAATGGCCCCAAGAAAACGAAGAAAAAAGAGTAAAAACTACTTTACTCATGATACAGAATTAGCTATTGTTAGATATAACAATGAACCTGATTCTGAAGTTAGAAGTAAGATATATCAAGAAGAAATACATTATCCTTTCTTTAAACTTACTCAAAATATAATCCACACATTTAAATTTTACCATACAGAAGTTACAAATTTAGAACATTTGCAACATGAAATAATTACATTTTTATTATCTAAAATGCATTTATTTGACCCAACTAGAGGAGCAAAGGCATATTCGTATTTTGGAACTATAGTTAAACGTTGGTTAATCTTATATAATACTAAAAATTATAATAAAAAAATTAATAAAGTAGAGGTTGATGTTTTAAATAGTGATAACTCTACTCATACTTACAGTATTGGTGATGAAACTGTAAAAAGCGATTTAGATAAATACATGGATATATTTGTGGATTATGTATCTGAAAATTTATTTGAGTTGTTTCCCAAGGGTAACGATGCAGCTATTGCTGATGCTATACTTGAACTCTTCAGACGTAGAGAAAGTTTAGACATTTTTAATAAAAAAGCATTATACATTTATATACGTGAAATGGTAGATGTAAAAACACCTAAAATTACTAAAATAGCAGACCAACTTCATAAGATATTTAAATCTAGTTATATACATTATTTAGATACTGGATATGTAAAATTCTAGATTTTTATATTTATAATAAAACATTAATATGAGCGCTCTAGACGAAAACATATTTGGTAAGAAAAAATTCTCTGATATCTTAAAGGAAATTTATGATAATCAAAAAGAGAAACAAAAACAAATAACAGGGTTAATTTCTGAGTTAAAACCTCTTATTTCTGATATTGGGGATGCTACTTTAATTGTTCCACTTATTAAAGAATATATGGAAATTGGTGTTCGTAATGACGAACAATTAATTAAAATGGCTACCATAGTCCAACGTGTAGTAAATAATTCCCCTTCTGGTGACAATGTAATGTTAACAGATGAAGAAAAAGAACAATTACTAGAAGAATTAGAAAAAATAACCCCACCCCAAGAAGATAAAGAGTAATGCCATATGATAATCAATATGGATGGGATAGTGCAGTAAATATTGCTGCTAATCAAGGTTTAACCGAAGAACAGGTTCTAAATCTAATACGCTCTTATACAAAAAGTTTAAAACCCGCTAGAGTTTTAGACATAGTATTAGATGAAACTTCAGAACTATTTCAAAATTTACAAGGATGGAATTCTTTAGGGGCTATAAAGTTTGAATATATTGAAACAGCCGTTAATAGGCAAAAACAAAGTTTTAAAGTTGCTTATCCTTTATTATCAAACCAAAAACAATATCCTTTAGAAAACGAAATAGTATATATTATTGACCTACCCAGCACTGGAATAGGTGAAAATGATAATGCTGAACGTTTATATTATGTGAACACTGTTGCTCTTTGGAATCACCCCCACCATAATGCTTACCCAAACCCAAATCAGGGAGATCAAAAACCATCTGAAAACCATGATTATCAACAAATAGAAGGGGGTTTAGTAAGACGAGTAACTGATGGTGATACAGATATTAGTTTAAACGGAGAAAGTGGAGGTACATTTGTAGAACAAACTAATATAAAATCAATTTTACCCTTTGCGGGTGATGTAATTGTAGAGGGAAGATTTGGAAATTCTATTAGATTAGGTAATACCTCAAAAACTACTTCAACATATAAAAATAATTGGAGTGATGTAGGAGAAAATGGTAACCCTATTACTATTATAAAAAATGGCCAACCAGATAATACAGACGAAGAAGGATGGTTACCCACAACAGAAAATATAAATAATGATAAATCTTCTATTTATCTTACTTCAAACCAAAAAATACCTATAGTTACATCTTCAGAAAACTATTCTGCCTTTAGAAATCCCCCAGGTATACCAAGGGTATATACATCAAACCAAATAATTTTAAGTAGTGGGAGGTTAGTATTAAATGCTGCCACTGATAGTGTATTAATAAGCAGTCAAAAAGATATATCTTTATCTTCACAAATGAATATAGGTTTAACAGCAGTTAAAGATGTTTCCTTAGTAGGCAACTTTGTAAGACTGGGGAATAGTTCTGCTAATCAATCTTTAGTAAAAGGAGATGCCTTTATGTCCCGATTTGAAATTTTATTATCTAACCTTATTTCTTTATGTGATACATTAGACCAAGCCACCTTTGCAAAAATAGGAATAACAGGACAACTAGAAATAGGACCTCACCCTACTATTTCAGTAATAGCCCCTATTGTTAAAGGAAATTTAGAGGATATTAAAAATGAACTCCCATCTTTATTATCACAAGTAAGTAAAACAATATAATGGCTATAATTAATCCAAATATTAACCAATCTATAGCTCCTATATTTAAAAAATTTACAGTAGCTGGGAAGGCTTATGATATAGAAACAGGAGAATTTTTAGAAAAAACTAAAATATCAGTAGGATTAGGAGAAGCAGCTTTAGGTTTAAGATCAACTCGTACCGATAACCAGGGTAAATTTAAATTTGAAATTCAATTACAAATAGATGAAGAAACAGGTCAATCTTATTATATAGATTATAATTTAAGATATCAAAAGAAAGGATATTCACTTGAAAGACAACCTATTATTGCCGCTGATGGTACAATTTTAACAACACTAAATAATGTAGGATTAGAAATAAAAACCTCTAGGTTAGAACAAGAAAAATCCCAACTTCAATCTAATATAGAAGAAACTACTCAAAGAGTTAAAAAATTAATCCCTAAAGATCCAGGACAAGCCTTAAAAAATATTATTATATCCCAATATAAAAGGATTAAAGATAGTTTAATTCCCATTATATTAAGTTTATTAGCAACTTATGGAATTTCTAGGTTAAGGGATTTTTTAAATGGGGATAGAAGTGAAGTAGATTGTCCTTCACAAAATAAAATTAATGAAACAGTTAGTAAAAAAAACAAAATTGTACGTCAATTAAATAACATATATAAAACAATAGATTCTGCTACTAAAGCAGTTAATACTACTACACGGCTAATTTCAATTTTTAGAGCTTTAGCCCGAGTTTTAATTAATATTCCAATCCCAACCACTATTGGTTTACCTCCAGGACCTGCTGGTGGTGTTATATTTTCTATACCTGCTTCTGTTATTAATAGAATACAAGAAGCAATTAAAAAATTTGATCGTTTATTAGCTAAATTTGCGGGTTTTTCCCTTCCTGTTTTAGTAGCATTAGCTATGTTACAATCTATATTAGCTTTATGTATTCAACTTTTAGGT